ATTTCCGCAATCTCCTGAGCATCAAGGGGTTCGCCATCGTCACCTTCAGCGTCGATCACAACTCCGGTGCCGGTATCGTCGGCGAAAGGATCACCGCCGCCTTGCGGAGCATCGTCATCACCGCCGCCCGTGTCGCTGTCATCACCGTCACCTTGCGGGGTATCATCGTCACCGCCGCCCGGCTGGGGTGATGTGGGTTGCTCCTGAGCAAACTCGTCGGCCAGAATCTCAGTTGAATATTCAGACCGGTCCCGCTTCAGATCACCGACAGCGCTCCAATCAAGAGCGCTAGCCGGTAGCGACTTGCTATCCTTGCGGAGCAAGTCATTGATGATCACGTCACCGCAGATATTCCATAACTTGGGATCACGAGAACCCCGTCGCAGATGGTGGAAAAATATCTTGTGATAAACCTCGTGGGCAAGCACCGCTTGCACCTCGTGATCCGATAACGTCAGCGCGAAGTCGGGATTGATATAAAGACTCTTGCCGTCGGTTGCCATGGTCGGCAGCGTGTCCGTCCAGACGGTTGGCATTTGGATCAGCATTGCAGCGGTGAACGGGTCCGTCATCTGCAATTTGATCTTGGCGCGGGTGACGTGCCGCACCGCCTCAGCAGACGGTTCGACAGCCCCATCATTTAATTGCGATACAAGTGAACTCATTTTTCAACCTCCAAAAAAACCAGCAAGGCGATCAGTGATTTCCGACGCCTCAGATTGCACAACCTTGACCACCTCAGCATTCGAAGGGTCTTTGAACTCAGTCACATCGTGACGGAGCAATTCACTGCCCTTGATATCATCGACAAGGGCAGCAAGGTCAGGATCACCGGCGACATTCAACGCCGGTAAGATGTTCACGAGGTCGCCCAGGTTGGTGATCATCGTGTCGTAAAGGCGGCGATTAGCCTCCGTCTTTTTCTTGCCACCCGCCTTGCGAACCTCAACAGACTCGTACCCGTCGAGGCACGTAGCGATATGCGAGACCGCCTTGTGCAGTCTCTCGAACGTGTGACGGGTAGCACTCCGCAGCAAGTCGGCGTTGTCGTCGTCGATCTCCGCACGTATCTGCGCGGCCTTATCGTCAACGATCTTGGCATAGAAGTTCGCGCCAGTTGGCACGTCCCGCGCCCGCCATTTGAATTCATACATGGATTCAAGATCGGCGTAGCGTAGGTAATCGTCTTCGCGGAACATGCCGTTCAGTTGCTTGCGGCGCTGTTCGATTAGCTGGGGGAGCTTCCCGGCCAAGTCGGAAACGGCGGTATTAAACCGGCGCTTGTGATCATCCATGGTGGTCATGTATTGATCGAAAAGCTCAACGGGTAACAGGCGATAGGTGCCATCCCATGGAAGGGTCAACCGCTCGTGGTCACCACGTGCCGCACGTGCCGCACGCTGCGGCCCATCCACCATGCGCGGATCAAGTAGGTGCTTGTCATACTTGCCAGCGTTGTGCGAAGCGGCATGCTCCGCATTAACCTTGTCGGTAACGTCCCGATCTTTGCGCGTGAACCCGGCACAATTGATCTGCAATGTGATAAGCATCGCGTTTTCTTGGATAATGTTTTCCATGTTCTCAGCCCTCTCCAATCAGGTTGGATGTTTCAATCAGGATATCGGTGAATCCTGCGGTTGATATTTTCTTGCCAGGATCACCAGCGGCCTCGTTCCGACGTAACAGCGCGGAAACAGCAACCGAATGATACTCAGGCGGCAAGCGCTTGATGTAGGCGGCGCATGCTTTGGCGGTTTTGTTGGTGACGGAGGCAATCAAGCTCCCGATCATGGCGTAACGAACGTCGGCCTTTTCGGGAACCGGTGCCGCCTCAGGATTGGCGAACACCTCAGACGGTGCCACAAGGTCCCGCCAAATGCGCAGGAACCCGGTGAACTTCGCTTGTTCTCCGACGCCAATGGCACCGGCAATCATTGGCATTTCGATTGCTTTGGGAACCTCCGCCTTGATCACGTCGGAGACTGCGACCCATGTACGAGGGCATGGGAACGGCGTACCGTCGGCGGCGTGGCGGTGCAGCGCGTCGGGAAACTGGGTCAGATACGTGGTGACCTCAGGCGCTACGTCGATCTTAGCGAAGTGTGCCAGCGTCGGATCAAGCTCCGCCTCAACAGTGACAATGTTGAACCGGGAAACCAAATGCTCAGGTATCGACTTAACCGCCGCCTTGTCTGCTTTTCGGTTGCCGTTAGCTATTATTAGGCAATTTTCAGGGAGGCGGTACCCGGCAACGCGCCTATCCCATATGACCTGAGCGCTAGCCTTTTGAACGTCGATATCACATTGGGGGAATTCCTCAAATATGATCAGCGACTTGGAACCGGCCTTGCTAGCGTCGATCACGTTGCGGCCCCAAACGGGTAGCAATTGATCCATGGCGTCACCGACTTGGGTGACCCAGCCAGTGACCTCAGACGGTTGATAGTTGGAAAGGTTCACAACCTCAACATGCCAGCCCTCCTCACGTGCGACTTGAACCGGCGCTTGCGACTTGCCGACACCAACGGGACCCAAGATCAAGAGCGGGAAACCGTCAACGCGCTCAGATTGAATCGCCATAGCGGAGCGAATGTAGGCCGGTAGGTTTGAAATGCTGATAATGTTTTCCATGTTATCCTCATAAGCGTTTCGGCGGTGCTGCCGCCTCATCAGTGCCCTAGCAACAAGGGCAGACACTAATTCAAATGTGGCCGGATATTCTTTCCCTCCGTAGGGGCACGAGACTAACTCTCTTTAGAGCTTGTCCCTACTTTGTGCAGACTACCGGGCTTTCAGAGCTACTTCGTAGCTTTGGGCGTTACCGCCTCTTGTCGTTACCGGATCAGAGCCATCGTTCACAAAGCATCGCTAGGCTTGCTAGGCCTGAATTTCACAAGTAGCTGGAACCTCCTGTTAAAAATTTGCGACTCCGTGGCCGCAGTTGGTTTAGATCATACTCTGATCTGCATAGCAACCCCTTTATTCAGGAATAGTCCACATTATTTAGGGTCACCATTCCCAGCCTTCTAGCCGGTCACTTGATAGGTGACGTATGGCAGCGGGAAACCTTACAGCATGATCTATTCTGCTGAGTCTTTATATATAGGGTCTATACAAGGGGTATCTGAGGGGTACGACAAGGCCTAGCCTAGCCCTTGGCATGCTCTAAGAAGAATGTTCTTGACTTTGGAAAAGTGTAACAAGATCAAGCACTTAGGTACCCACAAAAGAAGTGTGGTCTTATTTAGGCTGTAAGCCCTTGATATTAAAGGCGGAATCCTAATAGGCCCAAGTCGGAGGTCTCTGGTGGGGTAGGTGCTGAGAACCTCTAATCATGCTCTATGGGGCTTAAAATGGACGACAGGCCGTCAAGCACAAAAGCGCCATTGTGGATAACTTTCTGTGGATAACTTTTGCACGCCAGAATATTGACGGGGACCGCTCCGCAGCAGATAGCTCGCCGGTTTAGCGAAAACCCTTTTCGCCATTTGGCGCTCCATGCTATAGGGGAGCGGTACACAATAGAGGGGTCTAAGCGCATGACTGAAAAGAAACCATATCTCACGTTAGTGGACGGATCATTGGTACAACAACGGGACGTGAAGCTAACCGCCAAGCAGGCGGGTTTCATCAGGTCCGTTATGGGAACCGACGACAACGGGAAACCGAACACGCTATCTCAAGCGTACCGGGACAACTATGATTGCTCGAACATGACGGACAAGACGGTTCACGAGAAGGCGAGCAAGCTAGCTGCGCAGGACAAGATTGCGGCAAGGCTAAGGGCCTTAGAGCAGCAAAAGGATGACACTGCGCTGCGCTCCGCGCACTCTCGATTGGAATTCATTCTTGAGCGCCTTGAAGTAGAGGCGCTAGGCCAAGGTGACGATAGCAACAGCGCTAGCCGGGTACGTGCCCTTGAGCTAATTGGCAAACTGGCGCACGGCGGCGGCTCTCTGTTTCAGGAGCGCATTGCGACTGAAGATGCACGCGACAGCGGCGCGATACGTGAGGAACTTGAGCAGCGTTTGTCCCGCCTACTGGCAGGGAACAGCGCGGAATAACCCCCTACCCCTCCCCTTGTGCCGTGCCGCTCCCCACCTACCCGGCACTATCAGCCTGCGTTACGGAGTGCATGGCGCGACTGATCTACCTGATCAGCCCGGCGCTGCCCCTAGCCTGCCCGGACCCTGGACCCCGGCCCCTTGATCGGGACCGCTCCCGGCTAGGGGTACCCACCCCGAGCCCCCCTTGAGCCGAGCAAGCTACCCCACCACCACCACAGGCTAATCCCCACGAACAATTCCCCCCCTTTGATACTTTCGTTCTTCTTAGGCCCCCCCTTTTATTCTTCTTCAGGACTCCTTTAAGAGTTGACCCCCTACCCCCTTTTTTGTACAATGGTTCCATGGAGGTTGATATGAAAAAAATATTTATACTGGTACCGGTACTACTCTCTACGTTAGTACCTACTATTGTATTATCTAAAGAATGTACCCGTACTAACTCTAGTACAGATACTAAATTAGAACTTGTACCTAAGTTAGTACCTATGGTACCTAAGGTACCTAGCAGGCCGCTGGAGAAGAAAGAACTTGTTAAAGGTAAGCGGTATCTTTCCCTACATTGTGATGTGCCCAAGGATATACAGGAGCAGCTTCGGAAGAAGTACAAGATGGTTCCTGTGTGGTGGGGCGTGAATGAGTATGAGAACACGTACCTTGTTCACCGTAACCCTGAGACAAATGGCTGGGCTATGTTCGCTGCGTTTAAGAGTGGCGCTATATGTTATGTAGGTACAGGCCCTACAGGTGCCCTTGTTGATGTGAAGAGTGGCGAGATCCATTGACGGATGATGTGGCGGCGCTCCTGACGGAGCGTGAGAAGACACACGGCGATGCAGCCAGCACGTTCTCTCTTGCGGGAGATTTGGTTACGGCGCTGTTGGCGCATCGTGAGGGGCCGATCAAACCGCACGAGTTTGCTATCGTAAATATCCTGCATAAGATTGCCCGGATATCCTGTGGCAGTTACCACGATGATCACTGGGATGACATTAAGGGCTATGCAGACCTGGGGAAGAAACTACACAAGGAGTTGACAGAAACCTGTCAAGGGGGGTAGAAGTTGTATGTTCGCTGTATAGTGTGTGTTGATCATGGTGACGATACAAAACTTTGTGGTGAGCATGATTCTCTCGACCTCCCCATATTAGGCCCCGTTGTTTCTCCCTGTTTCGACGGGGCCTGATTATGGAGATCAGATGAGAAAGATGCACGACAACTACCCGACGCCGATGAGTATCGTTAACGAACTCGTCAAGCGTTGGGCGAAAGAGGGTATGATATTTTGGGAACCGTGTTCTGGAGACGGCAGGATAGCCGAGGTGTTGAGAACCAAAGGGTGTCGGACAATGACAACCGATATCTCTATGGGTCAGAACTTCTTCGACTATCAAAGGGGCATCTGTCCCAACGTGATAACGAACCCGCCGTTCAAAGACATTCGGCCTTTTATTGATCATGCTTTCGCTATCGGTGTTCACAGTATGGCGCTCGTCTGTCCTGAAAGGCTTTGGGCTTGTAAAAAAGGGCGCGAGCAGTTTATGCGGCATAGGCCGACAAGGTTTGCGAATATGGATTGGCGTGAAGACTATTTGCAGAAAGGCGGCTCGCCGGATCGGGCGCTGGCTGTAGCGATGTGGGACACGCCCCATTCAGAGACTTGCTCTTATGAAGTCTGGACAAGGACAGAGTAATGATCACTTACCGTGGCGAAAAGTTTGGTGGGTACAACAAACCCAAACGCACGCCCGGTAAGAACAAGAAGTTTGCTGTGCTGGCAAAGCAGGGCAAAGAGGTGAAGCTGGTTCGGTTTGGTGATCCGAACATGAAGATCAAGAAGGACCAGCCGAAGCGAAGAAAAAGTTTCAGGGCGCGTCACGGATGTGACAGCAGGCCCCCCAGCAAACTCAGTGCCCGTTACTGGTCTTGTAAGAAGTGGTAGGGTAAGATGGCAAAAGGCGTTCCTCATTATTTCCGAGATGGAACCAAGCATACTGGGGGTATGCACAAGATGCCCAACGGTGAGATGCACAGTGGCGCTCGTCATACAAACAACAGCAAAAAACTTTTCCATCTTGCTGATCTTTCAGCAACCGCAAAAAAGAAAGCGAAGAGTAAAAAGTAATGGCTAAGTTGTGTGCCAAAGGGAAAGCTGCCGCCAAACGTAAGTTTGATGTGTACCCTTCGGCTTATGCGAATATGTACGCAAGTGCCGTATGTAGTGGCAAGGTCAAGCCCGGTGGGAAAAAGAAAAAGGAAGCGGGTGGATCTGTCGGTAGAGGGTGCGGTGTTACAAGAAAAGGTTCCGGGGCTGTTATGAGAGTCACGGCATGAGCCTCCGTAAGTGGGTGGATGAACAGTGGGTGGACATAGGTGCGCCTAAGAAAAACGGGAAGTACCAGCCTTGTGGCAGGAAGTCCTCCTCATCAAGTAAGCGGAAGTATCCGAAGTGCGTTCCGCTTGCTAAGGCAAACAAGATGTCGTCTTCGCAGAAGAAAAGCGCGGTGTCTCGTAAACGATCTAAAGCGCAGGGTGTAAAGGGAAAGCCGACAATGGTTTCAACCTTTGCGAAAAAGAAGAAGTAGATGCAGACTCTGGCTACCCTTCAGTCTCAGATAAGCCAACTGCCCTATCACGAGCAGTGTGAGCTTTTAGAACTGATGGAGAAGCTGGAGACAGCAAAGACACGCGAAGCAAGTCAGACAGACTTTCTTTCATTCGTTAAAGCCGTGTGGCCCTCTTTCATCGAAGGCAAGCACCACAAGACCATGGCTGAGGCTTTTGAGCGTGTAGCTGAAGGCAAGTTGAAGCGGCTTATTGTCAATATGCCTCCTCGACACACGAAGTCTGAGTTTGCGTCCTACCTGTTGCCAGCTTGGTTCTTAGGGAAGACGCCAGAAAAGAAAGTTATTCAAACAGCACACACCGCAGAGTTGGCTGTAGGTTTTGGACGTAAGGTGCGTAACCTGTTTGGTGACCAGACGTTCAAGGATATATTCCCTGGATCTCAGTTACAGTCCGACAGTAAAGCGGCGGGACGCTGGAACACCAACAAAGGCGGTGAGTATTTCGCCATCGGTGTTGGCGGCGCGGTGACCGGTAAAGGCGCAGATGTTCTGATCATTGACGATCCTCACTCAGAACAGGATGCAGCCCAAGGCCAGTATCACCCTGAAGTTTTTGACCGTGTGTATGAATGGTACACATCCGGTCCACGACAACGACTACAGCCCGGTGGGGCCATCATTGTGGTGATGACCCGTTGGAGTAAACGAGATCTGACCGGGAAGATTATAGATAACTCTGTGAAGCGAGCGGGTTCTGATGAATGGGAGGTGATTGAACTCCCGGCGATTATGCCCTCCGGTAATCCACTTTGGCCCGAATACTGGGGCATCAAAGAGTTAGAAGCCCTGCGGTCAGAGCTTCCGCTATCGAAGTGGTCAGCGCAGTACCAGCAAGACCCAACCTCAGAAGAGGGTGCGCTGATCAAAAGGGAATGGTGGCAGGAGTGGAAGGGTAAGCACCCCCCTCCCTGTGAGTTTGTTATCCAGAGTTGGGACACGGCGTTTCTTAAAACCGAAAGGTCTGACTACTCAGCTTGTACAACGTGGGGCGTTTTCCTGAATGAAAACGAAAACGCCATGCACATTATTCTGCTGGATGCTTTCAAAGAACGCATGGAGTTTCCAGAACTCAAGAAGCGTGCATACGAGATGTGGCAGGAAGCAGAGCCTGATGCGTTTCTGGTAGAGGGCAAGGCCTCCGGGATGCCCTTGGTGTTTGAGCTTCGACAGATGGGAATACCTGTGTCGGAGTATGTCCCATCAAGGGGCAATGATAAGATTGCTCGGGTTAATTCTGTAGCGGATATGTTTGCTTCAGGAATGGTCTGGGCTCCGGCCACACGGTGGGCTGAAGAAGTTGTTGAGGAGTTTGCTGCGTTTCCCGCTGGGGACCACGACGACCTTGTGGACAGTTCAACGCAAGCATTGATGAGGTTTCGACAGGGTGGGTTTATTCGCAATCCTTCCGATGAGGAAGACGAGTGGATGCCGCCCCGTTATGCGGAGTATTATTGATGGCGATTGACAAGGCCCTATTAGGATCAGGAACGCCAATGCAGGAGGGCGGTTCTGTAGAGATTGAGATCGTCAATCCTGAGGCGATGTCCATTAACACACCAGACGGTGGGATGGTTATCGACTTTGATCCTGAAACCGAAGACCTTATTGAACATGGCTCTAACCTTGCGGAGTACATTGAAGACAACGACTTAGGCTCTGTCAGATCTGAGATTATGGGTGCGTTTGAAGCAGATCGTTCTTCACGTAGCGAGTGGGAAGAAACGTACATTAAGGGTCTTGATCTCTTAGGTTTAAAGATTGAAGAGAGGACAACGCCCTGGCCGGGGGCGTGTGGCGTTTTCCACCCCGTCTTGTCGGAAGCGGTTATTCGTTTTCAAGCACAGTCGATCATGGAAACTTTCCCTGCGAAAGGTCCTGTGCGAACTCAAATTGTCGGGGACCTGACGGAAGAAAAAGAAGCCCAGGCTATTCGTGTTCAGACTGAGATGAACTACCAGCTTACGGAAGGTATGCCCGACTACCGGAGCGAGCATGAGAATATGTTGTTCGCTCTGCCGTTAGCGGGGAGTGCGTTTAAAAAAGTTTACTATGACGCTGACATGGAGCGGCCAACCGCCGTCTTCGTTCCTGCGGAAGATATGGTTGTTGCTTATGGAGCAAGCGATCTTTTGAGTTGTGGGCGCTATACCCACGTGATGAAGAAGACAAAGAACGAGGTTCGCAAACTACAGGTTGCTGGGTTCTATAGGGATATTGATCTTGGCAATCCGTCTCCTGACTACACCAAGGTGCAAGAGCAATATAATTCTTTGCAGGGCGAGCGTCCTGACTTTGAGTACGATGATCGTTACACGCTCCTTGAGTGTCATGTCGATCTGGATCTGGTTGGCTTTGAAGATGAGCGTGACGGTGAAGAGACCGGTATAGCGTTGCCTTACGTGGTAACTATCGACAAGTCATCCGGGAAGGTGCTTTCAATTTATCGAAACTGGGAAGAGACGGACCCCGCTAAAAAGAAACTGTTACACTTCGTTCATTACAAGTATCTGCCGTCCTTGGGGTTTTATGGTTACGGGCTTATCCATTGCATTGGTGGCCTGACAAAATCTGCAACGTCCATACTACGACAGCTTGTTGACGCAGGCACCTTGTCAAACCTCCCGGCTGGTTTGAAGTCTCGGGGGCTAAGGATCAAGGGTGATGACAGTCCAATCATGCCCGGCGAGTTCCGGGATGTTGATGTGCCTGGAGGCGCTATTCGGGACAACATTACCTTTATGCCCTACAAGGAACCCAGTGGGGTTCTCTACCAGTTGTTGGGGAACATTGTAGAAGAAGGAAGAAGGTTTGCTTCGTTGGCTGATATGAAGATCAGCGACATGAACAACGAAGCTCCTGTGGGCACCACTCTCGCCATCATAGAGCGTGGCATGAAGGTTATGTCTGCGGTGCAAGCTAGACTTCATGCGTCGATGCGCAAAGAGTTTGGCATCCTTGCCAACCTGATCAAGACGTTTCTTCCTGCGGAGTACGCCTACGAAACTGGTTCCGTAAGGGCTGAAGACTTTGATGACCGTGTAGATATCATTCCAGTATCTGATCCAAATGCGACAACCATGGCGCAGCGGGTTATGCAGTATCAGGCTGCGTTGCAGTTAGCGGCACAGGCTCCGCAGATGTACAATTTGCCTGAGCTTCATCGTCAGATGTTAATGACTATGGGGCTTCAAGACGTTGATAAGATTGTTCCCGATACAGATGATATAAAACCGACAGACCCTGTTACAGAGAACGAGAACATTATCAATGGCAAGCCTGTAAAGGCTTTCTCGTATCAAGATCACAAGGCTCACATTACCGTTCACATGAACGCTTTGCAGGACCCCAAGATCATGCAGCTTGTTTCTCAGTCTCCACAAGCAGGAGCTATCCAAGCCGCAGCAGAGACACACATCCGCGAGCACTTGGCGTTTGAGTATCGTAACGAGATTGAGCAGCAGATGGGCGTCCCGCTTCCACCAGAGGGTGAGCCGTTGCCACGAGATGTAGAAAAAGAACTGGCTATGTTGTTGGCTCAGGCTTCAACCAAGTTGTTGCAGAAGGATCAAGGAGAGGCTCAGCAGAAGCAGGCTATGGAGCAGGCTCAAGATCCAATCGTTCAGCAGGCTCAGGAAGAGCTTAACATCCGACGAATGGAAGTTGAGCGGAAAGTCCAGGCAGACAAGATGAAGGCTGACGTGGAAATGGATAAAGCAGAAATGCTTGATGCCCGTGAGCGTGAGAGGATTGAATCTAACGAGCGTATCACCGGTGCGCAGATTGGAGCGAAGATTGCCAGCGAGGTCTTGGAGGGAGAGATCGAAGGCGTTCAATTGGCAGAGAAAGAAAAGATGGAGGGGGCCAGACTTGGTGTTGAGATAGCCAAGGCGGTCTTAAACAATGAAGGGAAAAAGGACTAATGGCTAAGGAAACGGCTCGTAGAAGAGCACGCACATCAAAGGGACATTACAGGCCTGACGATCCATCCACACCGGATGTGAACGAAGCATTTGTTTCAGTTGGCGGCGTAGAAGCGAAGCCAGAAGTTAAGAAGGCTGCGTCAAAGAAGAATGTTATTCCTTTGGTTACGCTTGAGGGAGATCGTATGTACCCTGAGCAAGCCAAGAAGTATTGGGCAAAGATCAACAAGAGCAGTTCTTAATGGATGTCCAAACCCTCGCTGCCCTATTGCAGAAGCGTCTTCGTGAATACATGAACGAAGGTGCGGACCATCTTGCAACAGGAGGCGCAAAAGATTACCCGGAATACCAAAGAATGGTAGGCCGCATCGACGGGATAGCTCTCGCAGAACGTGAACTCCTTGATCTTGTTAAGGACAAAGACGAGGAGGAGTAGCGCAAAGGGAACCGTTGCCCCTTTTGAAAGCAACGCGCAATGAGGAATATTATGTCTGAAGTGGTTGAGTTAAAGAAAGATACACCAACTCAACTCCCTGAACCGCAAGGTTACAGGTTGTTGATAGGCATGCCTGAGGTTGAAGAGAAAACAGTCGGAGGCATATACAAAACAGATCATGCTATGGAAACAGAATCTGTTGCCAGTATTGTCGGCTTCGTTCTTAAAATGGGGCCTGATGCGTACAAGGATGAAAAGCGGTTTCCTTCGGGACCGTGGTGCAAGGAGGGAGACTTTATTCTCTTCCGCGCTTTTCAAGGGACACGTATCAGAATACATGGTAAAGAGTTTAGGCTGATTAACGATGATGGCGTTGAAGCTGTTGTTGATGATCCGCGTGGATACACGAGGGCATGATGGCTGAAGAAGCGGTAGAAGTCGCAACCGAAAGCGACGTAGAGGTTGAAGTAATTGACGATACTCCTGAAGAGGATCGTGTTGCTCCCCGTGATCAAGAGGCAGCAGCCGACTTCGATATCTCAGAGGATGAGATCGGGCAGTATTCGGATCGTGTGCAAAAACGCATCAAGCGTTTGAAGTACGAGTTCCATGAGCAGCGCCGTGCCAGAGAGACGGCAGAGCGTCAGAACCAAGAAGCAGTGGCTCATGCACAGCGCATCGTGCAAGAGAACCGCGAACTGAAGGGCCTGTTGCAAAGAGGAAACGAGGCCCTGTTTAAAGCTACTGAAGCAAAGACGGACAGCGAGCTTCAGATGGCGGAAAAAGATTTCCGGGAAGCCTACGAAGCGGGTGATACAGATCGCATCGTGGATGCTCAGAAGCGCGTTAATGACGCGCAGTTTTCTCGACGGACAGTTGAAGAGATGCGTCCGTCAGAAGCGGGACAAGCTCCAGTGGCTCAGGCGCAGCCTCAGCAGCAGGAGTATGTTCCACCCCCAGATCCTCGCGCTATCGAATGGTTGCGTGAGAATCCGTGGTTCGGTCAGGATAAGGAAATGACTTCCTTTGCTTATGGTCTACACGAGAAACTAGTAGTGGACGAGCGGATATCTCCAAAATCCGAAGACTACTACCAGCGTATAGATGAGCGGGTAAGACAGGTCTTCCCTGACCATTTTGATGGTGGCGAACCTCCTCGTGGGGAAGCGCCCCGTAAGTCCGTGGTAGCTCCTGCAACACGTGCAGGTAAAACTCCACGCAAGGTTTCGTTGTCACAATCTCAAGTGGATCTCGCCAAAAAACTTGGAGTTACAACGGAGCAATATGCTAATCAGATAGCAAAGGATATGGCGCATGGTAGATGACCCTCGGACTAAACGAGAGCATGAAAAACGCGAACAGGCTTCGCGCACAGAAACTGGGTGGGTGCCGCCTTCGATCTTACCCAATCCCGACCCGCAAGAGGGATGGGTGTTTAGGTGGATACGCACTTCTGTAGTTGGTCACGCTGACAACACGAATGTCTCTAAGATGTTTCGTGGTGGTTGGACGCCCTGTAGGGCAGAAGATCATCCTGAGCTTTGCATCCAATCGGATGTGGACTCACGTTTTGGATCAGACGGAAACATTGAAGTTGGTGGATTGCTTCTTTGCAAGATGCCTAAAGAGAAGAGTGTTCAGCGGGCAGAATACTACAGGGAATTAGCTGCCCAACAAATGGCGGCAGTGGATTCTAATTTCATGCGGGAACAGGACCCACGTATGCCTCTTCTACAACCGGAGAGGAAGACGCGGGTTGACTTTGGCAACGGGGGGCAATAGCTCTCCCTTTTTTCGTAAGGAGAAATTGAATCATGGCTGGTTCAGTAGAAGCGCCTTATGGGATGGTTCAAGTCGGAATACTTGGTCAAGGGTACAATACCAGTGGTCAGACCATGTATCCGTTGGGTTCCAATAACACCAATGCGATTTTTTCGGGTCAGCCCGTACATTTTGCTGGCGGTGTTACGACGGCTATCGCAGCCACCCCAACGACTACGTTTTCGGCAACCAACACTCCCATAGGCATTGCTTGCGGGTTCCGTTATGTAGACGGAACTACGGGGGCTTTGACATTTTCAAACCATCTTGTAGCTAGTGCGATGACTGCTTCTGGACACTCTGACGTTCAGGTTTATGTCTGGGACAATCCTCGCGCCATCTTCAAGGTACAGGCAGATGCCGCGATGGCTTCGACAGACGCAGGAAAGAACTCTGCTCTGACGAACATCACGGCGGTCAACACGCTCGACTTGAGTAAGCAGAGCAAGATGACCGTCGATGCGGACGCTGCTACCACTGCAACTTTAGCTGTTCGCATTATCGGGCTCTACGAATCGCCCAATAATGAGTTTACTGACGCTTTCCCCGACGTTCTTGTAACGTGGAATCCGGGTGTGCATCAGTACGACATGAGCACGTTGGCATAGGGGGTTAGATAGATGGCTATTTCAAGAGCACAAATGCTGAAGGAGCTTCTTCCTGGCCTCAATGCTTTGTTTGGGTTGACCTATGAAACCTATGAAAATGAAAGTGACGAGATCTACGAGACGGAGACCTCGGATCGTTCATTTGAAGAGGAGGTCAAGCTGACGGGCTTCGGGCAGGCACCGGTTAAGCCTGAAGGAGAAGCGATCTCTTACGATACCGCAGGCGAGAGCTTTTCGGTTCGTTACAACAACGAGACCATTGCTATGGGCTTCGCCATTACGGAGGAGGCCATGGAAGACAACTTGTATGATTCGCTTTCAGCGCGTTATACAAAAGCATTGGCACGGGCTATGGCTTACACCAAGCAGGTGAAAGCTGCGGTTCCTCTCAATCAAGGTCTCCCAACGGTCAACAACTACAACTCTGGTGATGGCGTGTCTCTCTTTAACACGGCTCACCCGACTGTAGCTGGCGGCACAAACTCAAACACTCCGACTACTCAGGCAGATTTGAATGAGACCAGCCTTGAAGCTGCTGTTATTCAGATTGCCGGTTGGGTGGATGAGAAGGGTCTCCTGATCGCTGCGCGTCCTCGTAAGTTGGTTGTACCGCCGAACAATATGTTCGTGGCTACTCGCATCCTAGATTCGGATGGTCGCACCGGTACGGCTGACAATGACATTAACGCCATTAAGCACAACGGGACTATTCCTGAGGGTTATGCGGTGAACCACTATCTCACCGACACTGACTCTTGGTACATTATGACCGATGTGCCAAATGGCATGAAACACTTTACTCGTGTTCCGCTCCAGACTTCTATGGACGGTGACTTCGACACGGGCAACGTGCGTTACAAGGCTCGGGAGCGCTATTCGTTTGGTGTCTCCGATCCGCTTGGTATCTTCGGCTGCGAAGGTGCTGCTTAATTATAGGGGGGGCGCATGCCCCCCTTATTCTTTCTGGGATTTGACTAGCCCTAGCGACTGACCCAGCAGACGCTTACGAAGACTCTAGGGCGAAACCTTTCGTAAGGAGGTAGCACAGATGAGTGCAACAACTTTTTCTGGTCCCGTTAAGGCGGGTCCTATTGACACGACAACTGGAACCACACTTGGCACTGATGTTAAAAACACAGGACAGGTGGTAATGGCACAGACGTTCTCAACGGGAACTGCTCTTTCGAGTGGGGCTTCTACTGCGAACTCTACGACTGTCGTTATTCCAGCTAACTCACAGATTGTTGATATAGTCCTTGATAAGCCAACAGCGATGGGAAATGCGACTTGCGTTTTCAGTGTTGGGGACACAGTTGGTGGAAACAAAACTTTCATCAATGACTTCTCAATCACCACAGGTTCTGGGGCTGGAAGAGCATATCCAACTACTGAAGCTGGTGGAGCATTAGCCTGGGCTGATGTAGGGACGGCTGATGTCAAACTTACCTGGACAAGCACCGGTGCTACTAATGCGGGTGAAGTTAGAGTTACTGTTCTGTACCAACAAAATATTAACCTGCAATAAGAGGAGGGCGTAATGACTGGGTTAAAGTCATTTACCTACACCTATTCGGGTTCTGCGGAAAACAAAAGCAACCCCGCCGCTGATAATGATGCGTGCGGGGATGCGGCTGCGTTAACTAATGACCAGTTCTATATGCTTCTTGACGGTGGCATGGCAACGGCTGGTGATGGTGACGGTATCTGTACGTCTCAAAGCGTAGCAGGTCAGCTTTCCATTGATGGTGCAGATTCTGATGAAGCTAGTGGGCAGAGACGTGTGAACTATGGCGTGTCATCTCCAAGGCGGGTTTCTATATCTTCCGGTGCCAACAACTCTGCTTTAACCTTTACGGTCAAAGGTATGAACGGCAGTGGATTGGAAGTAACGGAAACCCTGACGGGACCTAATGCTGCCAGTGTTTATACAGCCAACATATACTCTCGCGTAGATATGGTTTTTAGTGACGGTACCACTAATGCTGTAACTGTCGGGGATAATGCTGGTCATGTGGATTTTGGCAGCTTGTGCCGTCAAATAAACATTACGTCCGATGGTAACTCCAGTGCACGTACATTTGCGGTTACCGGCCTTGACGTATATGGCGCGGTGCAAACTGAAACTATTGCAGGACCTAGTTCAGCTACAACTACAGGGTCCAAGTTTTTTAAGTTTGTATCCTCGGTTCAAGCGTCAGCTTCTGATAGTAACAGCGTTAGTGCAGGTGTCTTGGCCGGTATTCGTGTTATGATTAATAATCAGGATACGCGCCTCAAGAACTGGTACATGGTGCAAGCTGCTAACGCAGCCAAAGCGGAGATCGACATGGAAGACGGCGCAACGTCAAGTGCGGCGGGTAGCTCCAAGCTGGTCTTTAATCCGGGTCAGGGTGATGGTGTTGTTAACTACCCAAACATTGGTGGGTCCGGGATTCGGTTTGCTTCAAGTATGAGTTTTGACATGCCTGTAGATGCGGATCTTCTTACCTCAGCTACGTTTATGTTTGATGGCTGACAGTAACTTGGCCGCTGAACTTATGGCACATGAGCGAGAATGTGCTGTACGTTGGGAAGCAATAGAGAAACGCTTGGCTCGTCTTGAGTTGATGAGTTGGGCGTTCAACATTGCTATTGTATCGGGGCTGTTTGCAATTGTGATGAAGGTTGTCTGATGTCTTCTGCCCGTGACAAAAAAGTTGCAAAGGTTATGGGTGAGTATAAACGTGGTACTCTTAAAAGCAGTTCAGGCAAGAAGGTTACAAATCGCAAACAAGCCCTAGCAATAGCTAGTAGTGAAGGAGATAGAGTTATGCCTCAAGGTAAGGGTACTTATGGGAGCACGCGTGGCCGTCCCCCGAAGAAGGCCATGTCGAAGGGTGGCCCGGCAAAGAAGAAGCCTGCTGGAAAGAAGAAGCAGGGGTTCAATGCTCGTCTGGATGAGTCATTAGGCTCACGTAACAAGGCCAAAGGAAACTTGGGTTCCCGCCGCCGCGAGAGCGAAGGCATGGAGAAGAAGATGGGCCGTAAGAAGTTTGCTGCGGCAAAAACCATGGACAAGGGTTCAAGGAAGAGGAAAGCCTGATGCCGACATTAAATCCGAAGACGGCCTCCAAGAACAAGGTCAGCAACCAAGAAGCGTATGGCAGCATGCCCGTTGAAGTTGAAGGCACGGGCGGCGATGTCGGGGAAGCCAAGCAGCGCCGTGTCGCAGCCTATGGCAACAACAAAGGCGGTAATGTAATCAGGCAGACCAAGGGCCTGTTTACCTACGGCCCTATGGCGTAGGAGAGCGACGTGCGTAGTGATTATTATAAAGGTAAGGTCATAGATCGGGTTATACGCCGGAAGGACGCTAAGACTCGTCGCCATATAGAAGCCGATGATGCGGCTGACAAAGAGTTTAAAGATCGTGGCGAAACTGGGTCGGAGATGAGGCGGGAGGCGCGCCGTAAAAATTTAGACGAGGCGGTTAAAAGCAGTAGGGCTCTGGATCATGACTTCCACAAAGACATGGCCCTTGTGAGAGAATACGGGAAGGACGCCCCTAAAGGCAGGGGCTTTAATACCAGTAGAGAAGGCGGCGGTATAGTAAGAGACATGCGTGATGGAATGGCTATGGGTGGGCGCACTCGCCTTCCTAGAGCAGACGATTCCAAGGTCCTTATGGAAGCTGGTGGGTACTCCGGTGGCTTGGCTGAGAGTGGACGTGGAACTATGGCTGGAGAGATGGGCCGCAAAGGATCTATGTCTGTGCGCGAGGCTGGCGAGGATATGTTTGAACTCAGCAAGCGCAAGCGTGGTATGCAAGGCGGTGGTGCTGCAAGTTCTTATAACCGTCGCTACAACAATCAGAACAAGTAACCCGTCATGGTTGTTGAGACGACTGCCACTTTCAATCTTGATATAAACGAGATGGCCGAAGAGGCGTTTGAGCGTTGCGGTTTGGAGATGCGCACAGGGTACGATCTTAAAACTGCAAGGCGCAGCCTCAACCTTATGGGGCTTGAGTGGCAGAATCGTGGGCTAAATCTGTGGTGTATTGAAGAGAAATACTTCGACTTTACGCAAGGCACGCAAGAGTACACGCTTGATGCAGACACGATTGATGTAATTGAAGCGGTTGTCCGGACAAACCCTGGCACTCAAAACTTACAGATCGACTCAAGTATCTCGCGGGTGTCTCCTGTTACATATGCAACAATCCCTGACAAGTTGGAGCAGGGACGCCCAAATCAGTATTGGGTGGATAGGCAACGCGCTGCTCCCGTTATTCATATTTACCCAACGGCGAGTAGTGATTTCACCAGCGCACAGTTTGTGTACTGGCGAGTAAGGCGCATGACTGATACGGGTATCAAGGGCTCTAACAACTATGATATTCCCGCGTTGTTTCTACCGGCTATGGTAGCTGGCCTTGCGTACTACATTGCCCTCAAGAAGCCTGAGGTGTCAGACCGTGTCGGTATGCTTAAGCAGATATATGAAGAGCAGTTCCAGTTAGCCGCAGAAGAGAACAGGGTCAAAGCGCCGTTCCGGTTAATTCCTCTAGCGGAGTATTACTCAGCATGAGTTACCCATACGCAAGAGGCAAATATGCTTATGGGTACTGTGATAAGACAGGCTTTCGGTACCCGCTGAGTGAGCTTGTGTATGAGGTGCAAAAAGGAATACGCACGGGACTTCGCGTAGGTAAGGATGTTTTTGATCCTGATCAGCCACAAAACTGGCTAGGCACTATTCCTATTAGTGACCCACAGGCTCTGTTTGATCCTCGTCCTAATGGAGCTACAGCAGGACGAGGTTTGTTTTCTTGGGACCCGGTAGGGGATGGGAACAGCGCACAGATCTTAGGGGATCAGGGCATGCAGACGATGCAGATTGATTCTGCTATTGGTACAGTGACCATTGTGACGAGTTGATATTATGGCATTAACATATTCAACATTAGTTCAGTCGATTAAAGATTATACGGATTATGAGGAAACAGTATTTGTTTCTCAGATAGACCGTTTTATCTCAAATGCTGAACAACGCATCTTGCTTGATGTTCAGTTACCTGTGTTCAGAAAAAACCAACAGGGTACACTTAATGCAGACAATAAGTATCTTGCGCTACCTGATGATTTTCTTGCGCCGTTTTCTTTATCGGTTGTGTCGTCAAACACCTATGACTTCCTTCTGAACAAGGACGTTAATTTTATTCAGGAGTCTTATCCAGACATTACGGAAACGGGTAAGCCAAAGTTCTATGCAATTTTTGATGATACCAATCTTATCGTGGCCCCGATGCCTGATGCAGCGTACACAATGGAGTTTCATTACTTCTATGCGCCAGAAGGTTTGTCGGCTACAAACACATCAACTTGGCTTTCAAGCAATGCTTACGACTCGTTGTTGTATGCTGCTCTTGTGGAGGCCTACATCTTTATGAAAGGCGACACAGAATTGTTGAGCTACTATCAGGGGCGCTATCAAGAGACGCTACCGAGGCTCAAGAATTTGGGCGAAGGCCGAGATAGAAAAGATGTATATCGCTCAGGACAGCTTAGGATTCCGGTGACATGAGCTTAGAAGGATCAGTTGGAAGTGGAGAGATCGGCCCGGTTACTGTTCATACTACTCAGAACAGAGGGCATTCTCCTGAAGAAATAGCAGAGATGTGTGTTAACAAGATTGTTCATATCTCTCAAGATGCGCCGCCGCATGTGCGTGAACAGGCCCTTGCCTTCCGCGAGAAGGTGAAAGCAGTGGTTGCAGAATATATGCACAGGGCCGTGCAAAGTGACCGTACAACCCTGTGGAATGTTCTAAAGAAAGAAGGGTTCCACGATGAAGCTGAGATTATAAGGAGACTATAATGGCAATTAACCAAGCAATGTGCGGTTCTTATAAGCAAGAGATTACCGCAGGTATTCATTTTTGGGCACAGCACACACGAACCGGGTCAAGTGCTATTGCAGCGGACACGTTCTACATCGCAATGTTCACTGCTAGTCGAACAGACGCAAACGAAGACCTCACTGGTTATACGGCAACGAACGAAGTCAGCGGCACGAACTACACCGCAGGGGGGCAAGCGCTGACCAGCGTTACCCTTGGCTTATCGGACAACAGCAGTGCGGTGCCCACAGCGTTCCTCGACTTCGCGGATACGACATGGAGTTCTTCCACTATTTCTAACGCACGGGTTGCCGTTATCTATAACTACACCTTGGCTACCGCAGGAACTGGAGCCACGATAAACCACGCAGCAAAGCCATCTGTGTGCGTGTTAGACTTTGGTGGGAACAAGTCCTCCAGTTCTGGAGATTTTACCATCCAGTATCCTGCTAATGATGCGAACAACGCCATTATAAGATTGGCGTAGTCTATGTCCTCTGTAACCATTATCTTTGGCACCGGCTGGGGAAGAGCCGGTTGGAACCAGGGTGCGTGGAACGCAGGGGGTATTAGCTCCTTATCTATGGCGGGCGCTGTCAATAGCGTTACGGCTGTAGAGGGTACGGGTGTAGCAGTGTCTCCGTCTGCGGTGCAGGCAATCTTTTCTTTTGGCACGTACAGTGTTGGTGAAGGTACAGGGATTACGATAGTAGAGTCAGGAGTTGTTGCGGCCTCTGCTATTGGAACGGGGTACACGGTTTCTGGAAAGGCGGTGGTGTCGCCCACGGAAGTGGGGAGCGTATCAGCTAGTTTCTCTCTTGGGACATTTGATGTTACGGGCGGCATTGCGTTCTCAGTGACGGGCGTTCAGGCGGCTGGCACCACAGGAACTGAAGCGGTTGTCGAAGGGACGGGAATCGCAGTAGTTACTACGGGAACGCAAGCGGCCAGTGCAATCGGCACGGTGACTACATCAAGCATGGTTGTCGGTGTGACAGGTGTTTCAATTTCGGGGACAATTAACTATCCGGTTATATGGCAACCCATTGTTCCTGATCAGTCTCCAGGGTGGGTTCCCATAGGCAGCAGAGACGCAGCGTGAGGTAAAAAATGGCAAGTACATATACAACAAATTTTGGTATTGAGAAGATTGGGTCTGGTGATCAATCAGGATCGTGGGGAACTACGACGAACTTTAACTTGGATATTCTGGACCGCGTCTCTTCCTTCAAAGCCGTTGCAATATCTGGGACGACACACACCCTAACTGTTAGGGAGGCCTCCCCAGACTCGGGGACAGAGAACCTTCAGGACGGCATGTTCCGTGTCATTAAGTTTACCGGAGCGCTTGGTGCAAACAATACTGTAACTATAGCGCCGAATACGACGACGGCATACTTCATCTTTGTTAACTCAACAACGGACTCTGGCTCCAGTGGCCCGTACTCTGTAGTTATAAAACAGGGTTCCGGTGCCGAGATTACTATTCCGAATGGGCACTCATCGGTTGTCTTCTGTGACGGGGCAGGATCTGGCGCTGCTGTAACGGATGCCTTTGCAAAGCTGTACGTCTCTGATGCAATACAGATTGGATCTGGTGCCGCAGAGGATACAAAGATCGTCTTCGATGGCAACGCCCAGGACTTTTACGTTGGCTTAGATGATTCAGCCGATGATCTAATTATCGGATCTGGCTCTGCTGTGGGCACCAACCCAGCGATAGCTGTTGATGAGAACCAACTGGTGACCTTTCCAGCGGCAGCGGTGACCATCGGTGACGGTACGGCAGAAGACACAAAGCTGGTGTACGACGGCAATGCCAAAGATTTCTACGTTGGCTTAGATGACAGCGCAGATAAGCTAGTAATGGGTGTTGGTTCCTCCGTGGGAGTAAACTCTATACTTACCTTAGACGACGACTCTGTGGTAATTGGTGATGGCGATGCGGTAGACACAAAGGTTGTGTTTGATGGCAACGCTCAGGATTTCTACATGGGCATAGATGATTCGGCTGATGACTTTGTGTTTGGTCAGGGGTCAACGGTTGGCAGCAATGTTGCCTTTGCGATTGATGAGAATCAAGTCACGCAGTTCAGTCATGCAGCGGTGGGTTCTACGCAGACGGCTTCAATCTCTGGAGGCACTACATTAGATTTCCAGACATACCAGAATTTTGTTCTGACCTTTACCGGCAACGTAACGTTCGACAACCCAACTACTGAGGCAGTTGGTCAATCTGGTTTTATCTTTGTCATACAAGATGGGACGGGAAGCAGAACGCTTGCGCTGGGGACTGATTACGAAACAATAGGAGGTGCGGGCCTGACTATCTCAACAACGGCTGCGGCGGTTGATCTCATCCCATATGTTGTTAAAGCAAGCGGGTCTATTCAGTTAGGCACCGCGCAGTTGGCGTTTGCCTAATGCCTGTTTGGTCGCCAGCATTATTCTTCTCTTCGACTAGCGAAGAGGCGTATGTCATACAGGATTCTGTGATGTTTGATGGCAGCGCGGATTACTTGACGCTTACGCCAAGTTTTGATGCTTCAAACAATAACAAGGTTACTTTCTCATGGTGGCAGAAGCGTTCTAATTTTGGTGCTGTAAGTTGGTTGTATGATGCTGGAAGTAACAACGATCAAATGCAATTCGCAGCAGCGGATGATTTAGAAGTTTCCTTAAATGCCACTACAGATGCTTACTTAAATACAACAGCACTTTTCCGTGATCCAACGGCATGGCAACATTTTGTTGTGTCATTTGATACAGGCAACTCAACTTCTGGAGACAGAATGAGGATCTGGAATAATGGTACGGAAATAACTGCTTTTGATACAGATACTATGCCAAGCGCCGGGTACGCTTTGGATTTTCTTGCAAACGGTATTGTCCAGAACCTTGGAAGACGGGGCAACAACTCTCAATTTTGGGGAGGCTACCTTGCAGAGTTCATTGGCTTAGACGGCATATCTGTTACTGATGCGTCGAAGTTTGGCGAAACAAATGATGACGGCATATGGATTCCGAAAGACCCATCAGATACAGACAATATTGCCGATTGGGGCGGGAGCAATTCTTTTTGGTTGAAGTTCGCAGATGCAACAAACTTAGGGTTTAACAGTAGGCCGACAGCGCTTACTGCCAATGCTGGAACTTATAAGATAGATAACTCGCTGTGGCTGGATGGAAGCGCACAGTATTTGAACAAAACTTTTAGTGGATCGGGAACAAGTCGCAAGAAAATTACTCTTTCATCTTGGTTCAAGCTAGGAAGCACAAGTACAACTCAGACTTTGATATCGTGTGACGACACAGGCAGCGATAAAGAGTTTATGATTTGGGTGCAGTCTGATGCTACAATTCGTATTGCTAACTATGAGGGTGGGACTAACCACTTAAATCTTATTACAACCCCATTATATCGTGATCCTACAGCTTGGCAGCACCTTGTATTCCAAGCGGACACCGATACAGTATCTAATACTAATTCAATTAAATTGTGGATTAACGGCGTTAAAGTCACGGCGTTTAGTACAGAAACTTATCCAGCGATAGATTTTGAATTTGCTTTGGGAAATTCTTTTGATCATGAGATAGGTCGTTATGCTCTTTCAAATAACAATCTTTGGAATGGCTATATTGCCGAAATGATTTTCCTTGATGGGTCTTCTAAGCCTGCTTCGGATTTTGGTGGGTGGGATGCAAGCGGGAACTGGTTACCTGTTGATCCTACAAGTGTTGTTTCTAGCGGCAAAGGCACGAATGGGTTCTGGTTAGATTTCGCAGACTCAAGTGCGCCGGGAAATGATGTAAGCGGCAACAACAATGATTTTTCTGCTAATGGCACTATTGCTACAACTCAGACAAATACTGATTCGCCCACTAATACCTCTGGTGATAATGAAGGTAACTACGCCACGCTTAACCCTCTTAGTAAAAGTTCAGGCGGCGCAACCACTGCAACGATTAGTGAGGGTAATACAAGATGGCTTCGGCCTAATGACGGTAGCAATAACCAACAATGCTACGCCACCTTTGGTGCAGATGAGGGCAAGTTCTATTTCGAGTTTAAGCTGCTTCAAGCCAACAACGGTTTTGATACTGGACTTTTTGCTGAAGGGGAAATAAACGGCAACGAAGGCGGTGGCTTTTCGGGTTATGATGTTCAGGGGTATTACCTTGAGAACTATGGAACTGGTGTTGTATGGAAGGTGACCACCGCTGATGGATCAGGTAGTGGCTCAAGGACGGACACTGGGGACAGTTGCACAGCAAACGATGTGATGAAGATTGCCGTAGATTTTGACGCTGGAAAAATCTGGTTAGGGAATGTCACTCAAGATACTTATTACAATTCATCTGGGGCAGATGTAGCTTTTAACACAAGCACGCCAACCTTTACGTTTACAGCTAACACGCGACTGTTTCCTTATATCTTTGGTCACGCCCAAGTAAACGAAGCAAAGTTCCGCTTTCTTCCAGCAGAGTGGACAGGCTCCGCACCAACTGGGTTTGAGCCTTGGAACACATCGGAGCTTGCAGCGCCAACTGTGACCGACCCACGTAAATATTGGTCTAATACATTATACGTAGGTTCAGCCGCAATTCGTTCGGTGCGTCAATGTTTCGATAGTACAGGCACAGCATGGGCACCTGATTTTGTGTGGATAAAAAATAGAACAGGGGTAGTAGCATCACACCATTTGTATGATGTTGTGAGAGGGGCAAATAAGTTTATTAAACCCAACAATACCGATGCTCAAGATAGTTCAAGAACTGATATGCTTACATCATTTGACAGCGGTGGGTTTAGTCTTGGTGTTGATGCAAGTGAAGAAGCAATCAATAAAAACAATGATACTTATGTTTCATGGTGCATGAAAGCTGGAGGCGCGGCTTCAAGTAATAGCAACGGCAATATTTCAAGCTCAGTGAGTGTTGCAGATCATGGCGGGTTTTCGATTGTTAAGTACGATCCGGGCGGCAGTGGTTCCCCAGGCGATACTGTGGGTCATGGTCTTTCACGCGCACCAAACTTTATTATACTGAAAGTATTAGAGGCTGTGGGCGATCAGAATTGGTCAGTTGGCAGCGATGACATTGCGTGGACAAATAATATATTCTTAAATCTTGATCTTGCTGCAAGTGCTGGATCAGGTCCGTGGAATAATACCGCACCCACTTCGTCTGTATTTAGCATTGGTTCTGACAGAGACAATGATGCCGCATATATTGCGTATTGTTTTGCCAAGACACCGGGCTTGATTGCTTGCGGAACTTATACAGGAAATGGCTCTGACGATGGTCCGGTAGTAATTGTTGATGACGGTGCATCTGGTTTTAGACCAACTTGGGTCATGTGCAAAAGAACAGACAGTACCGGAAACTGGGCTATTAATGATGCGGCTAGAAGTCCGTACAACGAAACTAATTCGCCACTATTTGCGGATCAAACCGCTATTGATGGCTCTGGAATTAACATGGATTTTATAGCGAATGGATTTAAAATTAGAAATTCATCCACGACGTTTAACGCTTCTTCCGGAACGTATATCTACCTAGCATTCGCAGATGAACCATTTAACTTAGCGCGGGCGAGGTAGTCATGCCGCAATCATATTCCCCGGTCTACTTTCCACAGGATTGGTCCGCAGTAAGTATGTCGGCTTCTAACCAGTTCACTGACGCGCCCACTGATAATGCCGATGATGGTATTGGAAACCACTGGACGTTATCTCCCCTTGCATCTACCGACACGCCAACAGGCGGCAATTTGTCGTTTACTGGAGCGGCTAACTTTTCGACCTATGCTACTGCACCAGCTTTACCCATGACAGGTAAGTGGTACTATGAAGTGAAGGCTACAGGTGGCGATGCACCGATTGGACCAAGTGCCAGTTATGATGCTTATCTAGGATTGGTCAGAACGGACATTGCAATTCCAACTGGATCGCATACTTCAAATGCGGGTTTATGGGTTATCGCAAACTGGAACCCAACTCCTTCAGGACAGAAGAATAACAACTCAACAGCAACTTACACGCCAACAACTGGCTTCGCTGATGGCTCTATCATAATGGTTGCTGTGGACCTAGACAACAATGCAATATGGTTTGGAAATGACGGAACTTGGGCTGGATCGGCTACAGCTTCAGAGATTGCTGCTGGTACAACAACTAATGCTGCGTTCACTAGTTCTAATAATAGTTTCGGCTCCCATCAAATGATGCCGTATCAAGCAAATTATTCTGACTTAGCTACCTATAACTTTGGTGCAACAGCTTTTGCTCATACGCCGCCGTCAGGTTTTAAGGCTCTCAATACCGCTGATCTTCCGACTCCAACTGTGAAAGACTCAAGTGAATTTTTTAAGGCTGTAACTTTTTCTGGCACTGGCAGCGCACAAAATGTTGATACAATAGGGTTTCGGCCCGATCTTTTAATTATTAAATCGGCAACCTCAGCCGCAAACTTCAACTGGATTGATGCAGTTCGTGGTGCCAGTGAACTTTTATGGTCAAACGCTAGCGTCGCACAAAGTGAAGAAACAACAAGTGTTACCGGATTTCGGGATGCAGGGTTTTCAGTAGGATCAGATAGCGGAGGCTATGTGAATATCTCTGGTCAAACAATGGCGGCGTATGGGCTTAAAGCTGGAGGCGCTACCACTTCAAGTAACTTTGAGGGCAGTATAACAAGTGAGGTAACTGCTGCTAGTCATGGTGGATTTAGTATCGCTAAGTATACTGGAACTGGGTCTAATGGTACTTTTGGGCATGGCTGTTCCCGTGCGCCTAAGTTTATTTTAGTTAGGGCTTATGAACAGGCTTACAGTTGGACAGCTTGGCATGAAGGATTAACTTCTGGCGACTATATAATTTATCTTAATGGTGCTGCGGCTGAGAGTAATCAAGGTGGTCTTGCTTGGCAATCAACACCGCCAAGTGCGACTGTTGTAACACTAGGCACCCAAACTGGACAGAACGGGTCTGGTCAAGTTCATGTCTGTTATTCGTTCGCTCCAACGCCGGGATTGATTGGCGTTGGAAGTTATATTGGCAATGGCAGTGCTGATGGTCCAGTGGTAGTTGTGGATGATGGGGCATCTGGGTTCTTGCCAGCTTGGCTAATGATAAGAAGTACAGCGTCTGGAAATTGGAACATTGTAGATGCGGCTAGAGACCCCTCTAACCCAATGAGTGATGGACTAAGAGTCAACTCAAGCATTGCAGAATTTAGTGGGCAAACAATGGATTTCCTCGCTAATGGTTTTAAATTACGTTTGTCTGGTGCTGATTATAATACAAGCAGCCAGAAATACATTTATCTAGCATTTGCAGAAAATCCATTTGGTGGTAGCGGCATAGCTCAAGCAAGAGCTAGGTGATTAGGGATGGCTCAAAAGATACAAACAAAAGTAGAGCGAAAGATAATCCGCCGCAGGAGTAAGCCTGTTCATCTTCGGCATCGAAAGAAGCTGGGGCCGAAATCGCACATGCGCGTTAGATAGATTGGAGACGCAAGATGACTACGATTTATAAAGTTGGCGATCAGTCAATCAGACCCGGAAGGTCATGGAAAGATGCCGCTGGCACTGTGCAGCCAAAGAATTGGCACATCTGGAGCGCAGAGGAGAAGAAGGCTGCTGGGATTAAAGAAGTTGTCTTGCAACCGTTTCCCGATAAGCGCCTCTACACTTCTTCTCACACAGCTACAGGCAGCGTCACTTCTAAAAACAAACCGCTAGATGACACCAACGAAGTTGACAAAGACGGCAAGCCCATTCTGGATGCTAATGGTAAGCAGCTAGTCACCCTTGGCGTTAAGAGTAAGTTGAAGAACGAAATTAAAGACCAACAACAGTCTCTGCTTTTTCAGACAGATTGGGCCGTTATTCGTAAGGCAGATAAAGGGACCGAGATTCCAGCGAACATTCAGACATGGCGTGACGCGATCCGCGCAAAGGCTACCGAAATGGAAGAGGCCATTGATAAGGCTTCTAACACAAAAGCAGTTGAGGCTTTGTTTGTTAAGCACACAACGGATAGCGATGGCAAAACCACGAAGTCAGGCATCCTGTACGACTGGCCTGAACTCGCGGAGTAGACTTTTATGCCGTATCAGAACATCACTCTCCGTCCCGGTATTGTGAGGGAGACTACTTCCTATGCAAACGAAGGGGGATGGTTTGATTGTGACATGGTGCGGTTCAGGTATGGTTTGCCTGAGAAGTTCGGCGGTTGGACAAAAGCAACGTCCTCCTCTTTTCAAGGAGCGTGCCGGTCTCTACACAATTGGGTTGCCGCAGACGGGTCAAACTATCTTGGGGTGGGGACTAACTTAAAGTTCTATATAGAAGAGGGGAACAATTTCTACGACATTACCCCAGTTAGGAGGACGGCCTCCCTGACAGCAGCAGCGCTGGCTACTGTAAACACAGAGAAAACTGTTACTGTTACTGACCCCGGCCACGGAGCTTTGCAGAGTGATTTTGTTACCTTTACAGGTTTGAGCGCAGTTAATGGTATTGTTGCTGGCGACCTTAACAAGGAGCACCAGATAACAAGTGTCACAGATTCCAACATCTATGTTATTACAGTCGCTGGGGCAGCAACCTCGACGGGAACTGGTTCGGGGGGAGATGCGTTCACAGCGACGTATCAGATTAATACTGGTCCCAATTCGACCGCTGGCGGTACTGGTTGGGGTGCTGGTTTGTGGGGTGGCATTGTTACGGGCGCTACAGCTACTACCCTAAACGGAGCTATATCTAGCCCGACATCTACGTCGAACATTACATTAACTTCTGCCACTGGTTTCTCGTCAGGCAGTAGCACCTTAGGAACAACCATCACCGATGCTAGCACTGCGATCACCGTGGCTAGCTCTACAGGGTTTCCTGATAAAGGAACAATCACGGTAGGATCTGAAGTTATTAAGTACAATAACCTGTCCGGGAATGTATTTACAGACCTCACTCGTGGGGCCTTAGGAACAACTGCCGCCGCTCATACATCTGGGGCGACTGTAACTTATCTGGGAGTTGTCCTGATAGACGATGAGCTTATCACCTACACTGGCGTTTCAACTAATGACCTGACAGGAATAACACGGGGTACCAGAGGAACAACTGGGGCTACTCACAGTGACGCTACTCCAGTTCAGGATGCTCGTACTTACATTGGGTGGGGAGACGCTTCCTCTGTTACCGTAACGAATGAGCTTCGCTTGTGGTCACAAGATAATTACGAAGAGGATCTTCTCTTCAATGTGCGTGATGGCGCTATTTATATATGGCAGAAAGTTAATGGTCTTTTAACAGCAGGGGTTGATCTTACTTCTTTGGCAGGTGGCATTGATGTTCCGGTGGTTGCAAAGCAAGTGCTTACTTCTGATCGTGACGGCCATGTGATCTGTTTTGGAACCAACCCTGCTGGATCTAGTACACAAGATCCTTTGTTGGTTCGTTGGTCTGCTTTAGAGAGCTTTACCGATTGGGATGTAACGGGTCCAGCGGCAGGAGATATGCCGTTAGGGTCCGGTTCGACTTTTGTCAAAGCTGTTGAGACTAAACGCGAGATTGTTATTTGGACCGATACTGCGATGTACTCCATGACATTTATCGGGAGTCCAGATACATTCAAGTTTACGCAGATATCAAATAACACCACCATTATTTCTCCAAATGCTGTGGGGAATGTTGATGATGTGTTGTTCTGGATGGGGCGCGAAACTTTCTATAGGTATGATGGGCGTGTCCAGCAGATACCGTGCCCGGTTAGGTTTAAAGTGTTTGGAGACCTGAACACAACTCGGATAAGTACAATTTATGCAGGGGTTAATTCAGAGTTTACGGAGGTGATCTGGTTTTATCCCTCTGCCGATTCTGAAGAGAATGATTCTTATGTAGTCTACAACTATGGTGAGAACGTCTGGTACTACGGAAAACTTTCCCGCACCGCTTGGCTGGACCGGGGGGTTCGTGATTTCCCTCAAGCCACAGGGGTAGAGTCCAACCCCTACTTGTACAACCACGAAAGTGGCAACGATAATGATGGCTCCGCTATTACGGCTTTTGTAGAGAGTTCTCAGTTTGATATTGGACAGGGAGATCAATTTAGTTTTGTGGATCGTCTAATTCCTGATCTCACTTTTGACGGATCAACAGGAGTAGACCCCGCCGCAAACTTTACCATACAAGCGCGTAATTTTCCCGGCGCTACTTATGATCAATCTCAGTCGGCTGGCGTCACCAAAACTGCAACAACCCCAATCCAGCAGTTTACCAATCAGGCATTCTTACGAGTGCGGGGTAGGAGCATATCATTAAAGGTATCAAGTGATGCCGAAGGAGTGCAATGGAGGCTAGGTGTTCCGCGTCTAAACATTAGACCGGATGGCAGAAGATGATTTTTACTGCTGGCGTTCCTGTATTTCCGACACCTCCTGAGGAGTACGACGCAGCATATGTCGCTGATCTTATAAGGGCTTTAAACTATTTTGTAGATCAGGCAGGCAATGCTGGCCCGATGCGAGGCACAACTCTAGTTCTGACTGACCTCCCTACAAGTGGGGCGCAGTTAGAAACTGGTACGGTGTACAACGATAATGGTACACTCAAGGTAGTTCTCGTGAACGTGGGATATGCAAGTTCAGTGAGTGCCGC